GCCCAATTCAGCGATTACGTTAGAAGCAGTAACGGTCGTACCGGTTACGTCTACAACGTCAGAATCAGCAGCGAACAATACGGTAAATCCGTCGAACTGGCCAGCAGAAGCGTTAACACCAGCCCAAATGTTTTGCTCGATACGAGCAGCAACCTTCTCGGCAGCGTAAGCAACGATAAAGTCAGTAAAAGAGGCGGGTACATTTTTGAATGCAGAGTAACCCATCTCAACGGCTTGCCAAGTTTGTTCGAAGTCCTTTTTGCACATTTGCAAGTTAACCTGGAACTCCTCGGTGGTCAAAACACGCTCGGTCAAAGTAACGGTAGAAGTAGGGTCGAAGTCGCAAGTAGCGTTCTTCAAGATATCGTCAGTACCGACCTTTTGGATAACTGATTTGTAATACACGTTGGGCATTACCTCGATAAGACCTTTGTCCAAGGTCGGTGCGCTCAAAAGAGCAGCGGCAACGTATTTACCGGCAAATTCGCCAGCATACGTAGTAGTGATTGAAGTGGTCGTAGCCATTTTTTATTTGTTGATTTATTTGTTTAGACGTGCGAGAACTCGGTCGATAGCAGTCTCCGGGCTGTTCTGTGCGAGATTAACTCGTGCAGGTGCAGGGGCTGCTTCTGGGTTGTGGCGGATAGGCATAGCGGCGGGCATATCCGAGGACATCTCCTGCTTCTTCTTAGCCATTTCCTCTTTGATTGCTGATAACTCAGCTTTCATCTCTTCAATGAGTGGCATAACCATCTCCTTGATTTTGTCCTCCATAGTTGGCTCAACGGCTGCTTCAACCTCGATTTCAACTGAAGGCTCTTCTTCTACCTCGGCTGTTGCTTCTTTGATTTCACCGATAACACCTTCTTCAGCTACAACCAAGATGCGGCCATCCTCCATTTCGTATTCACCGACTGGGACAGCGATACGGTCTTCCTCTGATACGATGAAAATGGGTTGGCCTGCCTCGAATGATTCAGCTTCCAAGACGGTGCCGTTATCGAGCTTGGCTTGCGCCAACTCAACTTCGGAGGTCTCAACTGCGGACAGCTCGGCAAAGAATTTTTGGAAAATTTCTGTTGCTTTCATAAAAAGATAATCGGATTAGTTTTGTTTTGTTACATTTTTAGTTTGGAACTTTGACGGTAACGCCTACGCCTTGTGCTTGCAACGAACCATCGCAGCACTTTGAGGAATAGGTGTTATCCTTACAAAGGCATCCACGCTTGCCCCCTTTTGGGGAGGAACGGCTTGGGGTCTTTTTCATAGTTTACCTAATTCTTTTAGTTTAGATTCTGCCCAACGCTTGGCGGCAAGACCGCCCCATAGCAAATAGGAAATAGTACCGCACGCTTGCGTATCGTTCTCGTCGTAGTACGCTTCCGCACGGGATAGGTACGAGTACATACGGGTAATGGTCTCTACGCTGATAGGTTTACCGTCTGCGAGCTGTTGCGCTCGAATCTTGCCAACTGCCGTAGCGCATTTGTTACCACCCTTCTCGTTTAACTCGATTCCACGCTTTGCATTGTTGCGTACCGCCTCTGGGTAATCGGTGTAGGATTCCATCTCGATTCGCTTCTTGCTCTTTAAGCGGCCATCCTTTTTAATCTTGGCGATAATGTTAGAAAGCATAAACTCCGCTTCCTCCTCCTCAATGCGCTCAAGGTGGGATTCCATTTGCATCTTGTCAACGAAATACCCTTCAATAGAAAAGCCCTTAACCCGTCCGGTCTTAACGTAGTTATTCCAAATGTTTTCGTTGTTAACCTTCATTGAAACCATCCACGTGCCTTCGGGTAATTCCATTCCGTAGATAGCGGTCTTGTCCTTTTGTGGGTCTTCAACAATCCAAGATTCTACAACCGATAAACCACTTAACTCGGCGGCGTGTTCGAGTGTGGTGTTGCCCTGATAACCACGCATCAAAAACAACTCCGATGCCTTGCGTACCGTCTCCTTGGAAAAGTACACGTAAAACTCCTCTCCGCCTTGGTTGCGGTAGATTGTTTTATTCGGGATAAGGGCTGCACCCATCAGGATACGCTTCTCCTCGTCTTGTGCTTTGAACTCTACTTCGTACTCCTTTGCAAGGGTAATAAAGTTTTCTTCAATCGCTGGGTGTTCAACGATAGAAATAGCGTTGATTCCGTTTAGTCCTTCGGTTTCTTCTAAAACCAGTTCAATTACTTTTTTCATTATCCGAATGTTGCTGTTCTTGCTCTGCGTCGTGCTAATTGTTGTGCGCTTGTTACTTGACCTGCTACCACGTATGCTTGAATTGGTTGCTGATTGCGGCCGTTTACACTTGCGGCTAATTGGTTTATTCCACCTTGTCCTACCACGTTAAACTGCGGGGACATAGAACCAGCGGAACTCATATCGGGAGCGTTCGTATCCGGGGTCGGTGATTCGGATGCGCTAAACTTTGTGGCTGCAATCTTCGCTACGTTGGCAGCACCAATAACACCCGCTGCAACGGCGTTAGCAACCCGTACCGGGAACGGCAATAAGCCATCCGCACCCTTTGCGCCCAACGCACCTACAACGGCGGTATAAGTAGCCATTGTAGCGTCTGCAATTTGTAGTGCCTTGTTAAGCTGGAATGCCTTACGTTGCCTGGCTTCGTTATCCCCTGCAAACAATTCGGACAAAGAAGCAAGAGCTGATAACGATTGCTGCGCTAAATTCATATACGCATCGTTAACCATCTTGCGGTCTTCGATATCCTTTTGGTTAAGGTCTTTCTTAATCTTCGCCGTTTCAATAGCGGAATTCTGCTCAACCTCGGCACGCTGGTTAATTAGCTCGTTGTAACGTGCGGTTCCTTCTTTGGTTACTGCTAACTCGTCCTCAATAGCAGCAATACGTGCGGTCTTTAATAATTCAATGTTTTGCAGTTGCACGTTCAAACGCTCACGCTCGGAGTTAATCAATTCCGCATCAAGGTTTAACTGCGCTTCTAATCGAGCGATATACGCCTCCGTATTTGTGCGCTCAATGTCCTTTTCCTCACGTAGCAAAGAAATGTAATTCATTTTTTGCTCGGAGCGTTGGCCTTCCAATCGTTCCTGCAAGTCCGTAAGTTCCAAGTTGGCCTGCGCCAATGCTACGGCGTTCTCTGTGGTTGCATTGATATTGTATTGCGCTTGGGCAAAGGCAATCTTCTTTTGAATCTGCTCCGCTTCTAATTTGTATTGCGTTTCTAGAATCTTGCCCAAATTCTCATTGGCCTTAATCCTATCCTCAATAGATGCAAACTCATCGTCCCGTTGCTGGCGTTGTATTTCGGCTAACCGCTGTTGCTCTAACTGAATCTTTTGCCGTTTAACATCTGCAAGTGCTGCGGCCTTTTCAAGTGCGGTTAACTTCTGACCTTCCTTGATGGCCTCCTTTACTCGTTTGGTTACACGCTCTGCGGCCTTGGCCACAATCTCAAGTCCACCTTCCTCAACGCCAACAACGCCGTCCACAACTTCGCTAAACGCTTCCTTGGCTTGTTTGGCAGCCGCTTTGAAGTCCCCGGTAAAAAATTCCAATGCAGCCTTGCCCAATGCACCAACTGCGTTTCCGATTTGTTGGAAATAATTAAGAACGTAGTCCTTGATAATCGTAGCAAAGTCCTTAATCGCTTGCACCGGGTCAGTAAACAACGCATCTAACGCTTTCTGCACCATTGGGAATACCACCTCCGCAAGGTCGGAGAATAACACCTTAATCACGTTCATTGTGGTATTGAAAAGGTCTACCACTTTTTGATTGGAAGTAAACACCTCCATAATAGCATCGCCAACGAGGGAAACAACCGTAAGGCTCTTAATGGTGTTGGCCAGCTTTGATATTGCACCTCCAGTTTTCCCGGCTTGCTTCTCGACGTTCTTAACGCCTTTGGCCATTGAATCGAATCCTTGCTTGGATTCCGTCTTTACGTTATCAATGGAGTTCGCTAATTTGTCAACGGATGCGTTGAGCTTCTCCAGGGTTGTTTCTAACCCGGAAGCATCGCCCTCGATTTTTACTGTTTCAACGACCGCCATTTTCTAAACTTTGCGTTTTTACCACCTATCTTGTACATTCCCTTTGCAATATCAATCTCCGGCGATACGCCGAAGTAATGCTCGCTATTTAGGAGTGCAATCAAATAACTCAAATAAGATTCCCTCATACATCATTTAATAGTTCAAACTCTGCCTTGCCCGTGGTAAGGTTAATCTGCACGTTGTTCACAATCCACTTCTCGCCGTTCCAAATTAACTTATTTCGTAGGTCGAAATTTAGAATCTTGCCCAAAGGCAATATAGCAGGAATGCGCACCAATCGACGGGAAGGGTCGTACAAGTCCGTAACATAATCTTTCCAATATACATTATACAACGAATTGTTTACTGATTGCAAAAAGTACGGGTCGAGGTCTGCTCCGTAGTTTGTGGAATAGGTTGCTGCTGTGTTGGTTTGTTCGTTTGAGGAATTGGCGTAAACGATTTCGTCAACTTCGATAGCCGTGTTACCCGTTATCGGGTCTGGAGGCGTGATAAATGAAATAGTGTTTGCGCTTATATCTAATAATCCGTTAATGTAAAATATAAACGGCTGCCCCAAGTACGTTTCCAATTCACGTGTTACTGAATAGCCCGCAAGCACGTTGGTTAGCGTTCCGGTATCTTCGTCCGTTAACCGGTTAAAAAGCATCTGGTCGAATTGCGGTTGTACCGTCAACTCCTCATCCGTATCGAATACAAACTCCGAACGGAGGTCTCCGTATCCAACGTCGTTAGTCAGTCGGTACTGCTCTCCGCTAATTGCACCGGTTTCGTTGTATTGGAATTGAATTTGCTTGTAAAGTTGCGGACGCTCTACTTGGCTTTCGGTAATATCAAAGTATTGCGATAAGTCAACCTCTCCACCTTCGGCATACCAATCTTGTAGCGGCTTAAACTCAAACTCGTTGCTGTTTATTGGTACAATTACCAAATTAAACATCTTGCACAACGAGGAAATAAAGTCAACTACTCGCATCTCCGGCATCAAAGACGGAATATCAAGGGTAGCAAATTTTTGTTGGTTTGCCGAATTGTATGCTGATGCGTAAGCGGTGTTCGGCGCAAACGACAATTCAATGTTTATCTCATTAACCGTTAGCGTTACAATCTCATTGGTGGACGGCTGAAAAGCAATATATAGCGTGCTGTTATTTGTTATTGGTATCTGGCTAAAAGTAGTAATGGCGTTTCCGTTTGTAACTATTTGAGCTATCAATAAATCGTCAATATAAAGGCCAATGTTATAGTCGTTTGCATAACCCCCAACACTCAAATCAAGTGTAATATCGTACACGTTACCGGAGCCAGTTGCTCCTTGTGGGGTAAACGTGCTATTGGAATAATCCCACCAATCCGTAAGAATAATGGAGTATGCGTCTGGGGCTACCAACTGCGTCCACGTTGTAGCATTGGGAACGTCCTTGTACATATATCCAGCCCTGCGGTGGCACCACATATACAAGTCCTCAAATCCCTCAATACCGGAATCGACTATATTGATGCCGTACTTGTTTTCAATAGCACTAATAATCGCCTCAATGGTAATAGCCGGTTTAAGGTCGTAGTACTGTACCCCGTGGGTTTCGTTTACGTTATGGAAATGAATGTTATTCGGGTCGTGGATTCCGTTGTTGGAGTTGTAAAACCAAACGTCTTGCGGCGTAATTAACGGGAATACAAGCGGGTAATAATCAAACGTAGTAAGACCCGTATAAACAATAGCGGGCGATAAATCTTTGTTATGCGTTGAAAGGGCTTCAAGGTCGTACAAATAATCCTCCCCAAACAAGTCCGTAAGATTAACAAGAAGCCCGTAGAACGTAATATCGTAAGCATAGGGCGCATTTTGGCGCATCTGTACACCTTCCAGCTCAATAGAGCCATAACGGAATAGCAGGCCGTTAATTTCAATGTAGCCCTCGGCACGCAATCGGTAGTCCGCACCGCCAACAATATCCGTGCGGTAGTAATGGGAAAAGATAGCGTTATTCCTTGGCGTTGCTGGAACGCTGAACCCCTGGGTAAAGTCGGTGAAGACCTTGCTTATATCTTGAATGTTTTGTACGGATAGGTTAATTACAATATCCTCATCCCCGAACATATCAAGTTCCTCGTCCCCTACAAATAGCGTTACCTTATTTTTCATCGAATGTTGTTCCTAATGTTCCAAGCAATCTCAAACGTCAAGGTGTAGTTAATCATTTTGGCGTTCACCTCCTTAAAGTATTCAACACCCCCGTCGGTTGGGTTGGCCGTAAACTCCTGCCCATCGTAAAGAAGCGATACCTTTTCGCTCATTAAAAGCTCACGGATAACATCGTCGTAATTCTCGTCTACCCATCCCGTGTTTACGGTTATCGTTTCTCGGCTGTTGACGTCAAAGTTACGGTATTGCAACTGCTGGGTTACGTCGTAAGGACGTGGCAACTGCGGCATATAACTTTCCCGTGTGAATCCTCCGCTTCGGGTAGATACCTTGAAGCAAGTTAGGTAATCGCTTACTCCGTATCGGTTAATGAAGGTAACACGTACCGGCGTGTACTTGGGTTCGCAAACCAACTCGTAATTGTAATCGGTAGCGTTCTCCTCGTAACCCAATTCGGCAAGTGCTGCACGTAGGCAAGCAAACCCCTCGCACGTACCGCCGTCTGCTTCTACTCGTGCTTTGTAGTTGACTGCTGCACTATCGCTAATTAAGGAAATCGTGTAGTCCTCAATCGGTTCAACACCCAAGAAAGAATCTACGCTATTCGGGCCAGCGGGAATGTAAACAATCTTTTGGCTTGACTGGGTGCTTGTGTTAGCAAATCCCAACTCATCAGACAGCACGTAGAAGTAATCGTTACCATTCACGTTGTACAGCACGCCGTTAAGGTCGGTGTTCGCATCATACAAGGCGGGCAAGGATTGCTCGTACCCTTCCATTACTTGAATGGTGCGGTTGGTGATTAAACCTGCACCCGCAACGATACCCCCGGATTGCGTAGTAAACGGCAGCCAGCCGTCCGTACATAGGAACGATTGATTGCTTACAATTAGGCCGCTTGCGGGCGTTCCCGCATCCACGTAGTCCGAGGATATAGTGAACTTGCACCACACGTCCTCGGTTGTTGCCGTCTCCCAATCGCTAATAGCATCGTTCTTTAATACGGTTGTAATCTTCTCACGTATTAACTCGCTGATTTCAAACACAATAGGTTCGTCATTAATCGAGCTTTTAATTAACGTGTAGTCAGCTGTTGGGCTGCTTGCGCTGCTACCTTGGAAAATACGCAGGGTAAGCGTAGCACTAACAAGGCCGTCGTTAACGGCTGTGCCTTTTGTTAGCGTGATAAAAATCGGAGACCTTGTAAACTGCAACGAGGTCGGGTAGGCGGCTATTGGTAGTCCCATTATTTTCTTGTGAATGCTTGGAAGTCATCGGGCGTAAGCTCAAACGCCTGGACTATTTCTTGTGGTAGTTTCTTGAAGTTTACTTTGAATGGTGCGCTAAAAAAGTAACTCGGCTTGATGCCGTTGTTGTACACCGACTTTGCTATTGCCCATTGCAAGTTCTTGCGTGGAATGAATCTGCCGTTCTTATCCCGAACACCTTGCAAGCCCTTACGCACTACCCAGTTTGCGAACGCTTTGGGTGGTGGCATCTTGTTGGTGTACTTATATGGCGTGTTAAACTTGCGTTTTACGCCGCTTACGCCCTTGTCTTGGTACTCACCGTAGTCCTCCATTGAGAACGTAAGCGAGAATGAGTTTGGGCCAACCGACAAGTCGTAGTCAAGAGAATTGTACAGCTCCTTTGTGCTGTTCTTTTTTTTCTTTGTGAGGTTCTGCTTCGCTTGTTGAATTACACGCTTTGCAAACGTCGTTAATGCGGCTTGTACGAGTTCTTTGCGGCTCATCAGCAGATAGAAATTTCCGTATTGGGTACAATCAAGTCAAAGGTCAGGTTCCAACCGGTGAGTAGGTTCTCGAATCGCTCCGTAAACGGCTCACAAATAATATCCCCTTCGATTTCGTACTTCTCCGTGTACAACGTACCACGGCGCAACTGCGACTGCAATCCGTTCAAGATAGCCAGGGTCGTATTCAAAATATCCTGCTGGTTATCCACGCCAAAGAACGGCTCGTTCTGGTCTCGTATATCCTGCTTGGTCTCATCCACAATATCCATACAAAGAACCGATACGTTGAATCGTATTACGTGGTCTGCGAATGTTGCTTGGTTAACCATAATATGCGCAAGCGGGAATATCGTTTGCTTGTTAAGGTCAACGTCGAATATATCGCCAAAGGTTACAACCTTCACAAGTGGATGCGAGGATAGATATTCGTTAATCTTTTCGGTGGCTAAATAAAAGCTTCTCATTTTTTTATCATTGATATTTCAATATCGTTTTTCTCTTTCTCGAATGTTAGGTACGTCAGGGCTTGGTTTATTGGAAGTTTAGTAACGTCTCCAAATTTAAGGACATCTCCTTGAGCAAGCGCATAGATTGATTGATACCATCCCCATCGTTGTCCAAACTGGGCTTCTCTTGTGTATGGGTTTTCACTTCTTTCTCCAAAGAGCGAAGGGTATGAGCTGCCAATACGTTCCCTAAACGATAAAAAAAAACCAGCGCACCAAGCACTACCGAAGCGGGCATCTGCTTCATCAGTTCGTCTCGTTCGTCTGTTGCTTCGTACTTCTCAATGTCGTAACGCTCACCTTTTTCCTTAACCACGGGTCGGTATAGAACAGCCATTGCACGGTGCATAGTTGCCCAATCGGATAAGTAGGAATCAAGGTCAACAAATTCACCCAATGAGATTTCGTTGAGTGCGGGAATAAATCCGTATTTAACCTCGTTAAGTTCAAAGAATTTAGTTAATCCGGGCTTCTCGGATAGCGTCTTTGTAAGCTGTTGCAATACGTTTACCGCATCCACCAAACGGACGTTGGGCAGTTCTGAAAATGGAACCCCGCAGAAGATTTCAAGCATCTTCATTTGCTTAAACTCACCTTCGCCCTCAATACGAGCGAATCGCTGATATTGTTCGAGCGTGATTTC